TTGTTTGATTTCTTTTGGTAATCCTTTTAGATCAGTCTTAACGTATTTAAGATTAGCCAAACGGAATGATCTCCACGAACTTGCTTCAGTATCAAATACTCGCATCACCTCTTCATTGATTATCTTTGGAGGATTAGTGTCATCATATGATTCATAGTCTTGATTGATCACATTAGACTGAAGGGTACACAACATCTTACGTTCAGTACCATCAACCTTTTCGAACATTACTTCAATGATCTCATTGTGTAAGAACTCTGTCAAGTCTTTCCTAAGGTTTTTGCCAAAGAAATTGCGTGTCTCACCACGTGGTGTTATGTTTAAATACTTACTCATCTTCTTCCGCTCCTTCTATTAAGAATCTATTAATTAGCCCCAGCAATTTACTTGCCTTTTCTAATTGCCATACAACATTTACCATAGCTAAAGCCATTATAATAGTTGCATAATTTGCTAAATCATCCATTACAGTACTCCTATTTAAATTTAATTTGTGACATGATCTCTGTCATGCATGCCACCACGTTTAGTTCATGATCAGCCACGAAGCTATCCTTATAAGAATAGTCTGCAAGGATCAGGACCAGTTGAGGGATACTCGAAGGTTGGACATACGTAATCATATTGTCATACACCATTCTAAAAAGCTTTGCTGATTCTACGTCCATGTTATCTGTTACCCACTTACGCATCTTCTTAAAGTTTTTAGTCTTAAGATCTTCCATCAATGCCTGAACACTTGACTCGGATAGAGTGACAAGAACTCCGGTATCGATAGTACCACTCATGCCATACCTTTGACATTCATTTATGACACGTCTCCAGTCTGGTATGTATTTCATAATGAGTTCTGCAATAACTGCATTGTCATATGTAATGTTTTCGGAATCAAGAATGAATTGAAGCCTAGACATAAATGCCTGTGCCATCACTGCTTTGTTCCCTAAGTTGAATTCATATATAGAACATCTCGAATGGAGAGGATCAATAATACGATTCTTAAAATTACAAGTAAGTATAAATCTACAATTAGAAGAGAACTCCTCTATGAACCCACGCAATGCAGGTTGAGTAGATTGTGGGTTTAGGTAATCAGCCTCGTCGAGGATAACAACCTTTTGTCCACCATGTAAGCTTACTGTACTTGCAAACTGTTTGATCTTACCACGAAGTGTATCAATGTTTCCATCCTCGGAACCATTAATAATCATATAGTCAAGATCTAACTCATTGCATAACGCTCTAGCTACGGTAGTCTTACCTACACCAGCCGAACCGCTAAACATCATATTTGGTATTTCTCCCCCATCAATAATACTTTGGAAAGTATCTTTGAGTGCTTGAGGGAGAATGCAATCAGCTATAGTTTTTGGTCGGTACTTTTCTACGAATAAAAATTCTTTCACATAAACCTCATAATATAATTAAGCATGGTACCATTATACCATGCTTTTACCAAAAGTACATACTACGCAGGTGTTTCAGTCTCTGCTTCACCTTCAGCTGGAGCTTCTGCAGCCGCTGCGGCAGCCAGAAAAGAATCTAGACGATTTCTTAATGTACCAACTTCAGCAAGTTCAGGACCTTCAAAGGCTCCACGCTTCGTTACTATATCGATTATCGATACACAGCCTTTTATATCACTAAGGCTTAAGCCTGGATTTTCAGCTGCTGGAGCTGTTGTTTCTGTAGTTGCCTCTGCATCTATCGTTTCTGCAGTTGCGTCCATTATTTCTTCATTACTATCTACCATTATATTTCCTTATATGTGGTTGTTTTATCAAGGGCGACCCAGTAATCTGTGTCACCAGCTTTTATTAATGCTACCTGCTTTTTGTCAATTCCGAAGACATATTCAGCGGCAGGCTTGAATTTGAAATTGTTTATATCAAACACAAAATCAAATTCGGCACTAGTATTTATATCACAATTATTGATGTTCATAGTAAATTGATTAGATGTTGGATTTTGTTTATCCAAGATAACACATTCAATAAACTGAGAACCTGTTGCACTCATTCGTACACTTAAGTTACTGGTTTTAAGAGTAGCTGAAGCTTTACGGAGTTGGGTTAATTCTTCATGTGTTAGAGTAAATTTTAGATCTTCACATGGCAGATTAATATCTTTTGTTGCAACGGTAAGAACATTGATGTCAGAGAAGTAATACTTGAATGTTGTAATACCATCAGTGATATTAACAAACTTCTTATCCTCATCGAATGACAGTGTAGGGTCATCGAACATATTAAGACAAGCTAGGAATTCACCTAAGTCATATATGCCAAATGGGTATGGGGAATCAAATGCTACATTGGCTTTTGCCATAAGAGTCTTTGATGTTGACATGCTCCGAATAATTCCACCTTCCTCACCGATTGCAATATTACTATTGATCGCTTGGAAGTTATTCAATACATCTTTTATTTCATTACTAAGTTTCATTATTCGACTCCTTTAAGTCATGTTCATTAATTGCTAATAGGGTATAGTGCATGATCTTCATTAGATCTTGTCTATTAGCTCCATCTTTCTTACCGTATCTTGATGCGTATTTCAATACATTACCAAGACAGAAATCTAAACCTAACCCTGAGGCAGATATTAGATCCATACTTTGAACACCGTTTGGAGCAGCGTAATGTTTAGAGTAAGTACCCTCGACATAACTTGCTAACTCCTTGATGTTTTTCTGTTCATTAAATTTCATATAAATCCTTTCTCAAATATAGTTATATTATATCACACAATTGCTTAAAGTACATAGCTAATGTTAAAATAATTTCGTCTCCCATCCGAGCACGATTCCCCAATTGTCTGTCTCATATGCTGGACTTATATACCACTTATCATATGTGACTCTAATCATTGGCAACAAAGAATAAGAAGAGTAACCAGTTACCAATCCTACTTCCACCCTGCCAAACCTCTGGCCAATATAGGTACTAACTTTTGATTCACTATTATAATATGCACCAGCAATCGTACTATTAAAGAATGAATGCTCCACCTCACAACGTACATGAGGGTGAACATTCTGATAATCTCCTTCTAAGCCAACATGGATACTAGCGGCTAGGAGTAACGATAAGCAACTCATGCTGCCACCGCATCAGTAATCTTAGCAACTAATTGCTTGTTACCTTTTTTATTGCTATTGAACTTTTTGAATTCACGTTTAAGATCATTAATAGTCTCAGCTTTCTTAGGAGTAAATTCATCAGAGTCAAACCTTGCAGACTTATTGATCTTGATTATAAAGTAATCATCATAGCCTTTAACATTTTTATATGAAGTGAAAGAATTCTTTCTCCAACCTTTAATCACATCAGCAAATTCAACTCTGTTTAATCCGCCATCCACACCATTGTAAGCTGAACCAAAAGAAGATGCATCAGTAGCCAAAGCAAAACCCATGACAGTTGCACCAGTCATTTCCTTCAGTCTAACTAAAGCATTTTTATAAATCTCACGACCAGAAGAACCTTCGATTAATTTGTTACCCATCTTAATCAGCTTTTGTGATCTATGAGTGTTTACATTAGCAAGATCATCTTTAGTAATATAAACTCCGTCAGGCTGACCATCAGTCAAGAACATAACGTTTGTGTTTTGCAATGCATGTTTTTTAGTAAATGCATTAGTAATCTTTGCAGCATGAAACACAGTTTGAATTAAAGGAGTTGAACCCATTTGATCTACTTGATGTAGCATGTGAGAAGACATATGGTAAGGTGTTCTACGATTATATGAATGTGACTTGCCAATAGCAAATGACATAAACGCTGCTTCATCAAAAGTTTTCTTATTCATTTTTGAAGAGAACATCTCAACAATTTTAGTACTTGAACCTTCGATCTCAGATGCTGCAGTAGTAACCTTTTCCATACCTTCACCAACTTCTCTCCAGTATGGAGTAGTAGTGAATGCATATGCTTCAAAAGGAATGTTCACTTGACGACAAAACATAGCAATAGTAATTGCTTGAGCAGTAACATCCTCTATGATCTCACACATTGAACCAGAAAGATCTAAATACATTATGATTCCATGTGACTTTGCTTGAGCAAGATTAGTAGTAGCTAGGAAGATATCTTCAGAGTATTTGTATGAATGCATCTTAAGTGGATCAAGCTTGCCAGACTTAGCAGTAGTAGCACGTGAGTATTCAAATGCAGCCTTCTTACGTTCAAAGTCTTTAGCGATAAGATTTGCTTGTGTCTTGTAAGTCTTTTTAACATTAGACCAATCTTCTTTACACTCAACAGATTCATAAGGATATGAACTCTCACCAGCATAATTTGTTTCAGGCTTATCAGTCATCATTGTTTCACGAAGAGCTTTAGCTTTAGCATATGAATAAGTCATTCTCTCAAGATTTGTATCTGATACACCAGAAGAATATTCTGGCTGACCAGATCTTTCATATTGATTACGCTCTATATGCTCAGCAAGAAGATCTTTTTCATTCTCTCTTTGAGTATTCTCAGTCCAAGTTTCATGACCATCAGTTTGATCAGCGTAAGGATCACTAACAGGAGCAGGACCATCACTTTCAGAATCAGCTTCAGCTTTTTCAAATTCATTTTCCATCTCTTCAGCTGACATAGGCTCATCACCTTCAGTAGAAGTTTCACCAGCAGAATCACCTAATGGATCTTTTGCTTTTTCCATAGGAGTCTCAGGCTGTTCTTGCTCTTCTTTGTTTGCTTCAATGAAGTCATAGATCTTTTGACAAACCACAACAACGTCATCCCATGTCTTAACTACCATAGCTTCATCAATTAAAGGAGTTTCCTCAGGAGAGAACTCAATAGGAACGATGCCACGACCTTTAGAATGTACATTAAGTCTGTCCATAAGACCTTCTTTATTCATGTCTCTTCCGGCAGTACCGAATAGATCATCATCAAACAATCTTTTATATCCAGCCTTGAAACGATTAACGATTCCAGGATATTGATCTTGAATCATACGTTCGATACGGATATCTTCAACGATGTTCAAATAAGCTTTAGGAATCTTATTGAATTTTTTATCAGAATCATGCCATCCGTCAGCAGGAGTAAATAGTGCATGACCAACTTCATGTCCAACTAAAAGGTCATACACATCTTTTCCTTTGTCTGCCCATAGAGGCAAACGCAAGACACGATTAATAACATCGAAACTTGCTGTGGAATAGTTACCGTGTTGAACAGTAAGATTTTCCTTTGCTAATAGCTTAGCTAAATATTCTTGAGCAGATAAATTCATATTATACGTCCTCCCAGTTATCTTCATCAGAGATCATTGCTGATCTAAGATTTGCTTCATCATCAGTAAGTGGCTCTTCAGAAGGAGCATTGATAGTAGCATCAACTTTCTCATAAAGATCTATAAAAGCAGTTTTAGTATCGTCATCAAAACGATTCACACAAAGGGCAATTGCCTTGTCACGCTTTCCAAAGATTGAGAAAGTCTGAACGATGTGACATAAACGACGAGTTGAAATAACTTCGTCAATACCTTCATCATAAAATGTTTTACGAATTGCATCTGCCCAACCAACAAGTAGCTTAGCAAATTCTTCGTCAATAGCTTCAAACTTTTGCATATGCTTCATGACAATCTTTTCTTCAGTTTGCATAGTAGGGAAAGTCTGTTCAAGAGTAATAGTAAATCTCTCAAGGAAAGCATCATCAATAACTGACGCACCAGAATAACGTCCGTCTTCCGAACCTTTACCTTTAGTATTTGCAGTAGCAATAATATTGAAACCATCTTTTGGT